TTTACCAAATATGCTATAGAAAATGTATGTAATTTGCATATATTATATTTTTCTAGTAAATTTTGATATTCAACCGTATACTAATATGGCAATAAATGATTGCCACGTGCAATAATATAACAATTCTCTTCCATAATAAAATAATTTTATTTTTTATATTTATTATGGAAGAGGAAAGAAAAAATCACATTTACTCTTTAAATAGAATATTATATGTTTCTTCATCAACATATATATCTATTTTTTCATCATAACCTAGACATTTGCCGCTTCCAGGCTTACCACTAAACAAAATATTGTCTACCAATCCTTTAGACAATTCTTCCCTAATTCTTGGAACTATTACTGCTTGATCCAATGTTTTTGGTCGAAACAATTCAGTAAAAAGTTGTTGTTTTGGATTTGTATTATTTTCCATTAGTTTTCTTTTTTAATTCTTTTATAATTATTATAGATTATTTTTTCATTTTGTTATTTCTAATTTCAGTAGAAGAAATATCAAATAATGGAGCATCCCATAAATATATTTCGTCATATCCACAAAGATCTACCCAATTTTCATCACTATAAGGAGAAACTAATATACTATGATCATCTTCACATTTTCTTGGATAAATTAATACTCTGTGATTTTTTAAAATATATTCATAATTTTTCCACTTATTAAATATTGGAACATTATCTTCTCCAATAATTAAAACAAATTGATAATCAGGGTAAGTTTTCTTTAATTCTTTAAGGGTTTTTGCCATATATGATGGACGTGGTAAATTAAACTCAAAATCTGAAACAAAAACATTATCCAAATCTTTAACATAGTCTTTGGCTTGTTCTAAACGTTCTTGTTCTGGTGCTAGTATTTTTGAATCTTTCAATGGATTATTTGGACTTACCATTAGCCACACCTCATCTACAAAAGTATTTTCAACAACCCATTTAGCTATACCTTTATGCCAATAGTGGATTGGGTTGAAACTTCCTCCATATATACCTATTATTTTTCCCATACTTACTTTTCTTTAATTTTTTTAATATAGTCTTTTGCAATCCATTTATGAATAAATGGATTCTCTAAATATTCATTAATATCTACATAATCAATTACAAAATCTTCTTCAGTATCAATATATTGTTGAATTTTTACATATTCAAAAACTTCATGCTCCTCAACTTTGCCTTCATATTCTGTCACTGCAATTTTATGATTTTCTTTATCAAGTGCACAAGACATATTATACCATACTAACAAATCATCCAACTCATGAGCATATAATTCTCTACCTGGATGAATCGGCTCACTAAAATCATATTCATATTCATGATTAGAATTAACAGAAACTTCAACCCTGTTATTACTTAAATATTTGAAAATTCCGCCGGCTTTTTTAACATCATCTTGTTTTGCAAATTCAACTAATGCTTTAATTGGATCATAATCTAGTTGTTGAACATATAAACTTAATTCAAAATTAAAATTCCAATCAAGTTGCTGATTAATTTCACGTCTGATATCATATACAGTAAATGGAATTCTTTCTTTATCCAGTCTATGATATATTTCTTTAATCATATCACCAGCATGCATACACGCTGCTATAGTATGACGTCCAATTGCATAGCGGTATGACATCCACATTGCATCTACTTCATACTCTGACATCGGTTTCAGTTTCTTAGTATCTTTTTTCATAATTCAAATATATTTTAACTTATTAATTATTATATGTAAAAATATTTGAAAGTTTATAAAATAAATATATTGATAAAAATATATTTAATAACTATGATTAGAAGAAATAACAAAAAGATAAATGAAAACTTTATAAATACTTGGCTTGGCACTGGTATGGCTATATCTACAGTAATTGTAGATGTTATTAAAAATGGTTTAAAAATAATTCATGAAAACGAATATGAAGGTCAATATAATATTAATCCATTTAATGTTAGATATGATAGTGCTAAAAAAGTTATATATTATAAAGATCACGAGGAATGCAAATGGGGGCCAATTTATGAATTAAAAGATGGTATTATTTGCAAAGACATTGATCCAAATAAACGCATAAATGATAGTGAAATTCAAAAATTAAAAGAGACATTTGTTAAGTAGAATAAATTAGCTCGAGAAATTGACAAAGAATTAAAAGAAATTGAAAGTAAGAAAAAAAGTAGTGAGGAATATGCAAAAAAGCCTGAAATAAAATATCGTGACTTCTCACAAGATCACGGAGGTTATGAAAAAATGAAAAAAGGTTTAGGCGGTGCTAAATATTATTATTCATTCCTTGCTAATAACACTCATTATTATTTTGCTAATAGAACAACTGCAGAAGATGCAGCACGTGCATTTGGTTTAACATCAAATGATATAAGAACTCACGATGATGGTAATACATTAAAAGCAGCAAATGAAAATAAAAATAATATATATATGAATAAGAAACAATTAACAGAATCTATAATGGCTGGTGTAAGACGTGCTTTTAGAGAAAATAAATCATTAAACGAGGGATTTAGCGCATGGAAAGAACAAAATGTGCCAAAACTTGATCATGAAATGTTAAAATCCAATATTTTAAAAATTTCTGAAATATTAGGAAATTTTTTAAATTCTAAATATATACCAGCTGTAAATGTTGTATATCATAGTTAGTCAGCTGCTGCATGGACAACTATTAAAGAATTGACAGAACCTTCTACAGTTGGACACGGAATTTATGATTCAATCAACATTGTTAAACAACAATATTGTGAAAATGATGAAGAAAAACTTATAAAGGCATTAGATGATACATATATTAAAATGTATATTTTAGTTAAATCACATTTAATGAGATATATTCAATCAACTTTAGTTCCAGGATCAAATAAAATTAAAGATATGCCATATTTCACATTAGTAAAAGGTGATGACAACCATGTTGGACTCAGATTTTCTATAAAATCCCTAATTGATAATGGTAATGAAATTATAGAATATTTTAGTTAATTATTAAAGATTATATAATATAAAAATCCTGGTAATTTTTTTACCAGGATTTTTTTGATAATTTTATCCAAATTGCACCTCTGTCAAAATCAAATTTTCTTCCAATAACAGTATAGTCTACTCCATTAAATTTTATTTGATCATTTTCATTTGGAATAAAATCAAATACCCGTCCTTCAGCTAAAGTTACTAAATCTTTACCATTATCAGATAATGCAATATAACTAAGATACCAATTGAATTTTTTGACATCATTTAATTGAATTATTTCCATATAATAATTAGTTTTCATTTTTCTTTATTAAATATATTGAATATGTTGATTCAATATTGCTTCTTTCATTGAATTAACAGTTTGTGCTGTTATTCCAGGGCCTTGTGGAACTTTAGCATCTACCACACCTGCAATTAAAGTCAATAATGTCATTAATGCAGAACCATTAATCGCTGCTTCACCAGCAGTATCTCCTTTTAATTGTGTAGATGATTTGCTGTTTAATATAATATTGTCAGCTTCAAGATTTATAGTTCCTGGCGTTGTTAAATTAATTTGCTCGTTTGCTTGAATATCTACTCGTCCTTTTGACAATTGAATTTGTGTTCCAGTTGCTCCAAGACCATAATGAATTGTAATAGTATTATCAGGCATAATTTGAATAAAACTGCCTTGATAATATATTATTAATCCGGTGCCAGTTTGGAATTTAATAGACAAATCAACGGCAGAATCATAAATAAGAACTTGCGCATTCTCGTAATCGTCTTTAATCTCATTAATCAAATCTGGATCAACTTGATTGTTTGCCATCCATTCCATTGATGTTTTTTCTCCAGATTTGAATTGGACACGAACTTGCTGGCCAACTCGGGCAACAGACAAAGAACCACCACCATTCCCAGAAAAGAATGGAGAACCGCCGAATGTGCACCAAGGCAATTGTTCTGTTGGAATATTATCATGAAGGCCAGGAACTCTAACTTTAATACGACCTGAATATGTTGGATCATCTATAGATTCAACAGTTCCAAGAATAATAGAATCAAGACCAGTTTTAGATTTATGTGCCATAAATTATAAATACAATTTAAATAATTTATAATTATAAAAAGAAAATAGGTAAAAGTTAAATTTACTCATTATTAAATTTAGGACGATACTCGCGGTTTATTGGACATCCTGCAAATATACCAGTTTTAACCAAGTCATCTTTATTAGATCGCCATACATCCCACATTGATATATCATGATTAAATGGACATCCCTAAAACATATATCGCATATCAGCTACTCTAGAAACATTCCATTTAGAAATATCACTATTAAAGTCAGAACCGGCAAACATACTATACATACTTTCGACATTAGAAACATTCCATTCTGAAATATCACCTTTAAATTCAGATTCTATAAACAAGTAACTCATATCTGTTATTCTAGACGTATCAATCCAGTTTAAATTTGGTGTCAAATTTTTAAGATTAGCCATTATATATTTAATTATTGTTCTTAATTCTTCTTTAGAATTAACAGTATATTTTAAACCAGACAATTTAGATAACTTTATTAATTCTTCAAGTTCTTGCTTAGT